TATAAAAAATTTTTAAAAATTAATAAAATATTATATAATAATATCAATAAAAAAAATCCATTATTTAACTTTTATATTAAATTGTGTAAATTAATTAATATAATCAAATAAACAAATTATTTCCATAAATTTTGTTTTTTTATAATATGAAATTAAATGTATTATTATTGCAAATAACCATATAAATAAAAATATTTTTTTATTTAAAATTATATTATACAATAATAATATTGAATATATTAATATTGTTGATAATTTTTTTTTTTGATTTTCATATCTATAACAGTTAACTAGTTGTAATATATGTTGTATATATGCCACAAAAAATATAAAACCATTTACATATTCAAAATAAATTATACAATAAATAATCAAACAGATTAAAATAATTAATTCAAATATTTCAAATAGTATGCTTTGATTTAAGTTTAAAATTGCAGGTTTATCATTATTATTTATAATTTTAATATTAAATTTATGATTTATTATTATTAAAATTAATATTATTAAAAATAATATATCTATATTTTTTAGTTTTTTCATTATTTTTTAATAATTATTAATATTAAAATAATTATTAATATTCTTCAGAATCAGTTGGTAATCCTTTATCGCGTCTTTCTTTCTTTTTTTATTTTTATTTCATTACCTAATGAATCAAGCACTGTATCATTAATATGAAAATTATTATTATTAATTTTTTCATCATTTATTAATTCTCCTTCTCGTGTTAAATAACCATTATTAACTATCCATTTTTCACTACATATATTATCTGTAAAATCTTTGTTATGTGATATTAATACAACTCCACCCTCATATTTTTTTATTGCACTCGCCAAAGCACCTAAAGAATCTCTATCTAAATAATTTGTAGGTTCATCCATAACTAAAATATGTGGATTATTCCACATACATGCTGCTAAAACTACTTTAACTTTTTGACCTCCAGATAAACCACGAATACGTGAATGTGTTGCAAATTCTGCTTCTATACCTATTTCATTTAATTGTTTTTCAATAAATTTAGTTGTTAAAGATCTTGTTGCTAAACCAGAACGCAATGCTTCTTGTTGATCTAATCTTTGTACTAATTTCGAATAACCCCCTTCTTCTAATTTTTCTCTTGATATCCAAGTATTTTTATCTGATTCTTTATTTAACCATTTAACTTCATATTCATATGATCTTTTTGTTTTTCTTCTAGAACATAAATACTCTATAATTCCTTTTTCTATAGTACCATCCTCATTTTTAAATACTTTTTCTTTATTTAAATCTTCTTTATTATTATCATCTTCGATTTTTTCTCTATCTTCGCCAGAAGAATATCTCCATTGAATATATTCATTTGGTGTTTTATCTAAATGTTTCTCTAAATGATGAAAAGCATGTTGTGCTATATATGCTATTCTCATATTTTGATGTCTCCATACATTACCAGATGTTGGTTTTATTTCTCCACAAAATATTTTAATTATTGTTGATTTACCAGCACCATTTGGTCCAATAACTGCAACACGTGAATTAAGACATGCTTGTAAAGAAATATTAAATACTGTTGGTTCATCTTTTGTTGGATATTTATAAGTACATTTTTCCATTTTTATAATTGCTTTACCCTTAGATTTAATACCATCTAACATACCTGGTGTTGGAAATATAAATGATAAATTATCATCTGATAATTCATAATAAGTTTTTGCTCTTGGAACTCTTTTAACAAATGATTGTAAATTACCTTTATAATTTTTTAATTTTCTATTATCTTCATAATGTATAATATGTGTTGTTACGCGATCTAAAAATCCAGAATCATGAGATATTATTAAAGAAGTTTTTCTTTCTTGTGATATTAAAAAATTCTCCAACCATTCTACATTTTTTACATCCAAATGATTTGTTGGTTCATCTAACAATAGTATATCAGGATCTTGTAATATTGCACTACATAATGCTAATTTCATTTTCCATCCACCAGATAAATTAGATATAGATGAATTAATATATGCGATAGATGCCTTATTTTCAGAAAATCCAAATTCTAGTAATTTATTATATATAATCTCATTAGAAATATTATTATTAAATAATTTAACATAATCTGTTAAATTATAATCAGTATAACTACCTTGAATATCATGTTCAACATATACTGTTTTTAATTCATCTGGTGGTGGAAAATTGTCAACTTGACCGTTTGCAATTGCTTTTAATAATGTTGATTTACCACAACCATTATGACCACATATTCCATATCGTTTTCCTCTTTTTAAATGCAATCTTGTATTATTTAATAATATTTTAGCACCATAACCTAATGAAAATTCACAATTACATAAATCTTCCCCTTCATCGTTTTCATCTTCTTGAATTTCTTTAGGAATACAACTTTTATAACATTCACTATATATATTTTCACATATTGATTTATCATTACAATTAGGAGCGAGATAATAGATAATTATATTTATCCATTCTTGTTTATCAAATAACATTCCTTTTATCATTGATGCTAAAATAGATGATAAATAATTTATATTCAAATTATACAGAACATCATCATTTAATATAATATATTTTGAAATAATATTTTTTATTTCATTTACAGACATTATTTTAGTTGCATTATAATTATTTACACATTCTTCTATGTTATTCAAAGTTTTTAAACATTTTTTTGCTATTTGACGTGCCTCTGGATCAGACATTTCTTCTGATAATCTTATTATTAATGGTTTCAATTCTGGTAAAAATGCTGCAGCATCATGAGGATAATCAATTAATTTACACATATTATCCGCAATTACACATACTCGTCTTTTACTTTCTATTTTCTTTTCTTGACAACCTCGTAGCAATATCGGAACAATAATTGATAATGTTGGATTATCTACAGATTGAACAAATACTGTTGATGATAATTTATGTAATGTTTCACTTACTTTTTCTGGATTTTCTATTGTATCTACTATAATTGGTATTAAATTTTTAATATCATTATTTTGACAAGTATTCATTACACTTAATGCGGTCTTTTTTGATATTTCTTTAACTTCTTTCTTTGTATCCCACATTGAATTTGTAATTACAGGCATTACATCATATAATTTTTTAGAAAATGGTATAATTGATTTATCTGAATATAAACCTAATAATTCTAATGACAATATTTTTATTTGCCAATTAGTATTCGCAATTCCATCAAATAAATATTTCTGTATTATATCTGTCGCATTAATATTCGCTATATTTATTAGTTCTTTTCCAGTTATATGTGCTTGTATTTTAATATTAATAGATGTTTTATCACCAGCAAATAATAAAACTTTTGGTAAATAACTTATTAAATAACTTTCATATATTTTTCTTTGTTTGCATAATTCTTCTATTACAATTAATCCAAATTCTATTGTATTTATGTCATTTAAAAATTTATTTATTATATCAGATTTAATTAAATCATTTATATCAGTATCAATTATTTCATTTATTATTAAATAATATTCTTCAGAATTTTTATGAACATCTTTTAAATTATTTAATTTTAATATATTATTTGTAAAAGTATAATTAGTAAATAATTCTACATTATGAAATGATGTATTTTTTGGCAAAACAATAGACATATTCTATTCTATAAAGAATAGATATATTCTTTTTTATATATTTTTAAATTTTTGTTATATTATGTAGTAAATATATAATTAATTTATAACGTTTATTAAATAAAATTATCTTATCTCTTAAGTCTGAATATTCTACATCTAATAATTCTAAATAATTTTCAATATATGAAATACGATCAATAAATGATAAATTTTTAAATATATCTTTAACATTATTCATTTATAATTAATTAATATATTTATTATAAGTATCATGAATTGTATTTCAATCATTTATAATTTTTTTATTAAATTTTTTAATTATAATGAATATTACAATATAGATAATTTTATTGATTTATCTGATAGCAGTGATGATTGTTTTGATGATTTATCCGATTAAATTTTTTTAATATACAATAATTATAATATTTTTTTTATATAATAGAGATGACTATTAGAATACCTCCAGCATACAAAAATGTTTATATTTATCCAGATGGAAAAAATAAAAAAATTTTAGCATATGGCTATGATAATAAAAATAGAAAACAAGTTATTTATAATCCTGAATATGTTAAGTTACAACATGAAAAAAAATATAAAAAAATTTTAAAATTAAATAAAATATTTAAAATTATTATTGATGATATTAATAAAACTATAAATGAAAGTGATAAATTAGATATTAAAAATTATGAAATTTCTATTATAATTTATTTAATTATCTATTGTGGTTTTAGAATCGGTAATGAAAAATATAAATGTGAAAATAATTCATATGGTATTACTACATTACAATACAATCATTTAAAATTTAATAAAAAAAATTTAATAATCGATTTTATTGGTAAAAAAGGTGTTAGAAATTTATCTGAATGTTGTAATGAGAAAATCATAAATTATTTAAAAAAAAAGAAAAAAAACAATAATATTGATGATAAAATATTTAAATATACTTCTAGTGATGTAAATAATTTTTTAAAAGAATATAACCCAAATATTACTTCTAAAGATTTAAGAACCTGGAATGCAAATAATTTATTACTTAAATATATTAAATTACCTGAAATTAAAAATTCAAAAAATCCTGTTAAAAAAGCAATTGAAAAAGTTGCTGAAAAATTACATAATACATATCATATTTGTTTAAAAAGTTATATCAATCCAATATTAATAGATAAATTAAAAAATATAAATTAATTATCTACCAAAGGTCCATCTTCTTGTTGGTGCTCGGAAATTGCCAAAATGTCCATATACAGTATGCCCTTGTCGTGCCTTCTGTCTTTTCTGTTCCTGAGCAACTAGCGCGGCTCGTCTTGTTCGATTTTCATTTCTTGTTAACCATGGATTAAGATCCTGTTTTGTCCTTTCTTTTTCTCTCTGTGCTCTCGCTCGCTGTAGATTATGATCTTGAAACTTCGTTGTCGCTGTGTTTTTCAAATTAAGTGCTGCGTTTTGTACCCCTCTAAACCGCTGTCCCCAAGTAATATTTCCTCCAACTCTTTTTTTTTGTTTTCTTTTTAAATATTTTTTATATTTAACAATATTTACCATACGACCCTTGTGTTTTAAATATAATTTTTTAGAACCTTTTTTCTTGTACACTCTTCGTTTTTTACCATTTATAAGTTTTTTTTTATAAAATATATATTGCATTAAAAGT